ATTGAGGATGCAGCGTCGGCCAATGGGTCGGCCCACACGATAGACGCCAACCAAGCTCCATTTCGATGCGTCGCTTGGATCGGTGCCGGAGTACATTGCCATCTCGCCTTGATCGGTCCAGAACAGCGCATTGTCTTCCGGCCCTGCGCCGCCATCCCGTGTCCATGTGCCGATAGCTTGTAGCTGGCCCCCAAGGGAGAAAACGCTGCCCAGATTAAACTCCGAAACGCTACCCGCGACGGCATTGACGCCCAAGTAGCCAAAAGTCAGAGAATCATTGAAAACAAAAAACAGGCGCTCTTTGTAGATCGTTACGTTGACGATATTGGTCGCCGTTACGCCGCTCAAGGTCGGAGTGGCCCAAGTGGAGCCGTTCCAGTGGCGCGGGGCATCTGCGCCGTTGCAAATGAATAAAAACGATCCGCCCGCCGTCGTCATGTTGACCCATTGGAATTGGGCATTGGAGAGTGACGTTATCACGGCAGAGCCAACAGAGCCGGATGATGTGACGTTGTAGACCGCCGTACCGCTGGCCGCAAACATCGTGCTGGCCGTGCCGGAGTTGAATATCATCAAACTCTGCACGGTTGAAGGCAGCCCGGTGACATGGTCCTCATAGCCGTTTCGGACTTGCACATGGGAACGGGCGGGAAAGAAATTGTCCAGCGATATTGCTTCCGTTGGCGGCACCATGTCTACGCTATCACGGGTGTTCAAGCCGCCTAGCGGGGCCGGAACCGTAGCATTAATTCCTGTAATCGATAACGGTGCTAATCCCATGTTGCCATCTCTTTACACAAATGCCGGGCCAAATGCCGTAACGCCCTCGGTCGGTCTCTCAATGCGTTGTAATCCGCTCAATACATTGGCTAAAATACGTTGCCGTGTAGCCTCGTCAATCGTCGAAGTGTCAATTATCGGCGGGTCAAAGGACGACTGCGCTGCTTCTTCTGCTGCTTCTTCTTCTTTTCTTTCTCTTTCCTCTTCCTCTCTACGCACCCTTTCAATAGACTCTAACTCTTGATCGCTTGGACCGCCGATGTCCTCCGTATCGGTATCTCCGAAATCTGGAGTCGGTGAGGTGTCTACCATCTGGCCCATCACAGATTCACCAAGAGCTTGCCCAGCAAGACCAAGGCCAGGAATTCCCAACACCGTCCCAAGCACAGTTCCGACCACTGCCGGGACATTCACGCTATTCACTACTTCGGGTTGCCCGGTCACTGGGTTGGCTCTGCCTTGCGGTACGGTGAAAGTGAATAGATTTTCAAGAAAGCCTTGTTGATCCTGTTCGGCTTGTTTGGCTGATACTGCACGGGACAATGCAGCTATTTCATTAGGATTAAGATCATGGGTGGTAATGTTGCCCGAACCGTATCCCGTCGTCGGTGTCCCACCCGTTTCTGCATCTATAGCTGCCGCTTGAGCAGCCGATCCGCTTCCCGGCGTTTCAATAGAGCCAACATCAGACGGATCGTCAAATCCGCCTTCGCCGAACGAGCCGCCGTGCTGCGGGCCAGGAGTAAAGTCGAAATCATCGTCGTCGTCTTCCTCGTCCAAGGTAATGCCGATGTCCTCCGTATCGATGTTTCCCACTAGTTCTGGCATCGCCTCATAAAGAAGAGGNACTATAGCTAAGTTCTCAAAGGTTACCTCAGTAAGATCAAGATCTTCGGATGTATCCTCAGTAATGTCAAAATCTACATCAGAACCAGGAGCAGCTTCCGCTGCTGCTGCTGCCGCTTCCGCATCGGCCTCTGCTTGTGCATCTGCCACTGCCGCTGCGTCATCGGGATTGGCGCCAAAAGCCTCTGCAATCGCATTAGCTACCGCAATGCCTGCCGCCGTGGCTCCATCGCCACCCGACGCAACCCCGCCACCGCTGGGGCCAACGTCACCGACCCCATTCGGACCTCCGGTATCACCGCCCCCAACCCCGCCAGGATCGCCGCCCCCAGGATCACTAGGGCTGAAAAAAGCCGGAATACCGCCCGCCATGTACTGACCGCCGCCGGGGGGAACGCCGCCGCCGCGGGACCGCAACAAGCCCGCCTCGAACGGCGTTATATAAGCCGGGAAATGCCCAGACGGCGCTTGACGTTGCAGCGCCCTCGACAGCATTTCACCATATAGATCACGGGCCATAGGTGTTTCCTAATAAGGCTTTGCGCGTCCGGCGGTTTCGGCTTTAGGATTGGCGCGGATTGCACCCTTGGTCGAAGCGGCGGTGAAATTGTCCGTCGCGCTTGCCGGGTTGAACGATCCTCGCGTATGAACGGGAGGCTTCTGTACTGTAGTGCTGTCATAGGGGGAAGCCCCGCCAGTCTTGGCCTTGGGGTTGGCCTTGTATGCTACGCCGCCAAAATTCGGCATGATGTTCTCCTTAGTGGGTTACAGGGTGAAATTTCCTTCGGGTTCATTAAGTGCAAGGATGGCGCGGCTTGGCCCACCCATACGCAGAATAGGCTTGGCCCCGTCCTGATTGGTGTATTCTGTCATGCGGGTCTGATACTCCATGAACTGCACATCATAGGGCAAACCCTTCAGCTTCAGAAAGCGCCAGACGACGCCCAGTACAATCAATTCTTCTTCCAGCACTGTGGTCTGGCTGTCGCCGCTGAATTTATCCGCATTGGCGGTGCTGCCGCCGGAGGTATCGACCCAGTTTTTTGAAAGGTACTCGAACTTGACCGACTCGCCCGCTGTCGGTGTGGGCGACATCAATAACAAGCCAGTTCGTATTCGGAAATAATTTGTTATGCCGCCGGATACGACAGCTTTGATCTGCTGCCATTCGGCACCGCTGATCGGCCCATAATATTTTCTATTGGTGGTTCTGTTCCAAAGCGTATTGTTGGAGAACCGCCCCCAATCGGAAGCAATCGAAGTGACCGCGCCCTGACTTTCCGCCGCGATGGTGGTGTGAGAGCCTTCCTTGGTCAAAACCTCCCACTCGTATTTACGAACCTGTGCGCGGCCCTCCTGATTAACACAAGCCTCCAACTGAATGACCGAAGTATCCGTTGAAGACGTAACGGCGCTTGGCGCTGTTATGCCGATAATTTTGGCCGCGTCCTGGCAGATCGTAAGCAGTGTCATCCGACCGTCCGTACAGGTTCAATGCCAGCCAATCCGGCCAAATGATCGCGGGCTTTTTTGCGTAGGTCCACCATGCCAGCGCCCAGCGAACCAACCGAAGCATCCGATAATTCCGCCAACTGCTCGACAGTTTTTACGTCCTGTTTCATCAGCGTAGCGGCTCTGCGCTTGCCCAACCCTTTGATGGCTGTCAGTTCCGTGCCGGATGGGGCCGTCGCCGTTGCGCCAGATTTATTGTAAGCCGCCCATTCCAGCGGAAAGTTTTCTTCCAGAAATTCTACTTTTTCGGAAACCTTATACAGCACCGAATTGCCGTCACCGACCCGTCTGATTTCCACCAGATCGGGGCCACCGTCGTTGTCAATAAACTCTATCCGCAAATTGCTCATTGGCAGTCACGGGGGGTCTTTCGACCCCCCGCTCCCTTCTTTGGACTAGATCGCAGCCGACATCGGCCATGTTCCCATGCCAGCAGCAGAACCAGCAGTTCCGCCACGGGCGGTTGTCAGAAACAAACCGTTTATTGCCGTTTGCGAAGTTGACGTATCGTCAAGCGATCCAGCAGTTGCCGACGTATACAAAGTCACGTCAGCAGCACAGGATGCCAGCACGTTCATCGTGACAACTCCCGTTAGCTGAACCCAACCATATTCGCCGGAACTGATTGCCGCCGGAGCGACACCGACAATGTGACCGTCATCAATAAGCGCCTTCGTGCAAGGAACGCCCGAATAGGCTTCGGTTACAGACACCACATCGTACTGCGCGACAGCAGAGCCAGCGGTGATGTAAAGCCAAGTCGAGTTGTCCGTGCCAATCATGCGCGTACCGATGGCTTGGGACGGGGTTGATTCCGTACCGCCATCAAAGTCGATGCCAACAGCACTCTGAGTTGTGTATGCCATTCGCTATCTCCTACTAGGCTTGGATGACGCCTTGCCGTGCGCGGTTGCTGACCGTCATATTTCCGGCCCATGCAACAGGCATAACAAGCGCATCCTGGTTGACAGACGCCTTCTCACCCAAAGGCACAAACTCGCGGCCATCTGCATAACGCAAGAACAGATAGTCGGTGTTGAGCATGTACATTTTGGCAGAAGGACATTGATCGTCGTAGTACACGGGCGAATCCATGAACATCAAGTTCATAAAGCCAGCCGATGCCGACTCATCTGAGGTAAACCGCTGGTTCGTCTGCAAGGACGCCCAGTAGAACCCGAAATAAGTCGAATCTGCGACAATAACGTCAGGCCGATCCGCACCGCGAATACAGGCCAGCCATAAAGTATTCATGGCCGTCTGGATCGTGGTGGCAGAAGCCGTTACGCCTTCTGTCGAGAAGTCATACACCTGATTGGCCCAGAATGTGTAGGTGCCGGAGTTAATGCCGCCAACCGTATTGCCTACGGTGCCGGGAACGATTAACTGAAGACCACCCAATTCTTTTGAATCGGTGCCTGTGCCGTCTGCATAAAGTGCAGTCGCCATGTCGTTCTTGAGCGACTTTTCGAGGTTACGAATGCGGCTTTTGAGAAGATTGAAAATCTGCTCTGGACCGCTGTTCTCGACTTGCTCAAGTCCTGAAATGACCACGTTGCCCGCAAGCTGCTTGTAATTAAATTCCGCAGCGGTGAAGACGTTGCTGGTGCTTGTGTCTAAGACCTCATAACCCGAATACCACTTGGTCGTCGAGTTGGCCGCATACTCAAGCTCTTGGACAATGGTGCGACCCGTCGCGGGGGATTTGTTCCCGTTCCGGTCGATGTGACGCAACAACGCATTGTTGTTGGTTACGTTATCGGCCATTGTCTTAGAATAGCCAGCAAGCGTGGTGGTTACGATCTCCGTATAGGTACTATTTGGAGAGGTTGCCATGTCTTGCTCCCATCATGGAGCAACATTTACTAACCAGCCCGCGCCTCGCCAATCGTGTTGCGTAAAATCGAGTCGAGATCGGTTTCTTTCAAAGTGCCGCTAGGCGGCGCTCCGCTGGTTCGCCCCGGTGTCGCCTTTTTTGCCTTATCGACAGCCGCTTGTCGGCGGTTGTCTTCACGCTTGGCAACAGCCTTGCGTTCCGCATCGATGGTCTGCTTATACAGATTTTCATCCAAACGAACCGCCTTTTCATAGGCTTCCTGTAAATCCGTGGTCTCGCCCGCGTTTACCAGTCGCCCCATCCTTTCGCGTACAGCCGAAAAGTGCGGGCGTTTGAGGTTGCCTTTGGAGTCTGTCTCCGCGGCGAACGCCTCAACCTGACCTACGACTTGCTGCTGTTCACGATTGATCTGGCCCTGTTTAAACGATTGGATTTCGGCCTTGGTCTGATTTAGCTCATGTTGCAGTTGCTGAAATTGCGGATCGGTTGGACTTTCATCCACCCAGTCCGCGCCCGAATCGTTTGACAAGTTGACCCCGTAGTGCTGGGCGAGTTGGCCGATGGTGGCTTGGGGGTTCTGGCGCAATGCGTTGTCATAGCTCATCAGCCGCGAAATGTATTCCGCTTCCGATATGCCATGCGCCCGCATCTGATCTCGATAGGGAGCCAGAACACCTGTAACGCCTTCGACTTCGCGTCGCTGCTCTGCAAGTTCAGTTGTCTTACGAGTGAACGCCGCATCCCGCTCCTTTTCCCTTTGGAGCATGAAATTCTGTTGCTCCTCTGGAAGTTCGGAAAACGCTTCGCGGTGTTCAGCGGGCCATGTGCTTGGTGCCGCCAATGCGTCCGGCTCTGGCTCCCCGACAGACTCCGGTGTGTCCGTTTCGGGAGTGGCTTCGACATCTGCGTCCGGTTGGCCCTCGGCGGTGTCATCCGATGGGTCGCTATCGACTTCGACTTCTTCCGCGCTGATTGTTTCTCCGGCGAGTGCTTTTGGTTGACTTGGAGTGGGTTCGGCCCCGCCGTCTACGAACTCTCCATTAATCACGCTTTCCAATACCCCGTCTAACGTGACGGGTTCGGATGCTGACGCTGGCTCCGCTGCCGGAGTGCTGGTCTCAACTTCTGCCATTGGTTATTCTATCCCAGTTAGGTGGACGGGTGCTTCCCGTCCAGTCATTTCCAACTTGACGGACATTATGCTTTTTTTCGTGTTCGCGCAAATCCCGCCTACTACCGATGATGCTGCCATCAATCGGGCTTTGAAACGGGTCCACATCACGGATGATGCTCAAACCCGCTTTCGGCCTCTGATGTTGCCGCTGAATGAGTGGCTTTTTGCGGCTCCATTTTATCTTTTCGTAGTT